ACGCTCCATGCCCGACGCTTACATCGACCGATGGATCAAGAACGGCCAACGCGTTTCCGCTGTGTGGTGCGTCGTCATTCCCCCTGACAACTGCCCAAGACCTGATAGCCGAAGGAAAAAGAAATGACCAAACGAAAATGCAAGTGCCCCCCGGACAGCCCGTTCCATTGGAAGGACAATCCGCGCCCGTCGATCTTTGCCATCGACCCACACTTCAAGGCAGCAGCAACGCTATCGCACAATCAAACGATGGTGATCGAGCGTGAGCGCGAGAGGGGTAAAGACATCAGCCACTTCCCCGGCATGTCGGACAAAGCAGCCAAAGCGCTACGCATCAACGTCAAAGAGTTCAACATCTTTACCCGCGCAGGGTTCAAGCTGTGAAGAAACCATTACCCAAACCGAACGAACTCTGGCCGTTCACTCGCGTGGACGCCAAGATTTTAGAAAGGATGCATCGTGAGTACTTGAAACAGTCCAAACCAATCCCAATTCAACCAGCCCCGTTTTAATTTAGTAAGGAGAATCATCGTGGCTAAAAAATCCAATGCAGCAAAAAATCATCGTGGCTAAAAAATCCAATGCAGCAAAAATCCGTGCGTACGTGACCGCACACCCGGACGCAAAGTCTGCCGATGTGGCAGCGAAGTTCAATGCGAAGCTTGCGTACGTGTACGTGATCCGTTCGCAGATGAAGAAGGCGGAGACCACCCGCAAGTTCAGGCACCCCGACGGAACGCCGAAGATTCGACTGCAAAGTGCAGAGACCCCTGCGCCCGCGCCCGCCGCACCCGACATGGTCAACCATCCCCCGCACTACAAGGTGGGCGGCATCGAGACCATCGACTTCATCGAGGCCAAGGGCTTGAACTACCACCTCGGTAACGTGGTGAAGTACGTGACCCGCGCCGACCACAAGGGTGAACGCCTTGAGAACCTGAAGAAAGCTCAGTGGTATCTGGAGCGCGAGATCGCTCACTGCGCTCAGTAAGTTACGGGGGGAAAGCGGATGCTGTGAAACTCGGCAACCAAGGTAGGCATGGAACTGAATCTGTAAGCCAGTATCCCATGTACACAGACGCAGCGAGTACCCCCACCTTTAAGAGAGGAGAAAGAAATGAGATTGAGGGGCCAGTATGCCAGATAGGCGACTAGGAACTTTTACTAGCTTACTACCGGTCAAAGGGGCCAGTACGTGGGAGCGTTCGAACCCGACACCCGTACCCCGTAACAAAGGGAAGATTGGTCTAAATTGTGATTTGTGCACCTTACCTTTTGAGAAGTACGCGTGTTGGGCCAAGCGCGTTAAACACAACTATTGCTCTAAGGCTTGCGCTAATGAAGCTAGAAAGATTGAGATTCCATCTGAGTGTGTGGTGTGCAAAAAAGAAATGCTCCTCACGCCTTCGGACCTCCCAAAAATAACAACATGTAGCTACGAATGCAGTAGAAAGCGCCGCACGGTGAGCAACACAAACCTACGGAGTAGCCCTGAGTACAAGCGTATTGTTAAGCGCCTGACCGCAAACCCCGTATGCACGGAATGCGGTACGCTCACGGGGCCTTGGGTTGTTAGAGGCATTCACACATGGGTTGAGGACGGGCTGGCGTACGCAAGCGGGGAGAACGCAAAGCTCTACTGTAAGCACTGCCACCTTAAAACGGTTTCGCTAGTTGCTTCCACATCTTTGTACATGACAAACCGTTCCGCGTATTACGCGGCGCATGATACGGATAACGGAACGGATAGAACGGCTGTCCCGCCCCCGAAACAACGGCTGCAACAAAAATGATTATTACAGTTGACTTTGAGACCTACTACACGGACAAGGGGCTGGGCTTCAAGACCCAGACGACCGAGGAGTACATCCGTGATCCCAACTTTGAAGTCATTGGTGTGTCCGTGCAAGTGGACGACGGAGTTACGCCCGGTGAGCCAGTTTGGTTCTCAGGGTCCCATGAAGCGATACGTAAGTTCCTTCTGAAGTACGACTGGAAGAACGCGCTCATGCTGGCGCACAACACCCTGTTCGACGGGGCGATTCTGCACTGGCATTTTGGAATTACTCCCATGGCGTACCTCGATACGCTGTGCATGGCCCGTGCGCTGCACGGGGTAGAGGTGGGCGGTTCGCTGGCAAAGCTGGCTGAACGCTATGAGATCGGGGTCAAGGGCGACGAGGTACTCAACGCCATCAACAAGCGACGACTTGACTTCACCCCTGGTGAACTCGCTCGGTACGGCGAGTACTGCAAGAACGACGTGACGCTGACCTACAAGCTGCTCACGCGAATGATCGCGGACTTCCCCGGCGAAGAACTCAAGCTGATCGACATGACGCTGCGCATGTTCACCCACCCGCAGTTGTATGTGGACGAGGGCGCGCTGGAGGAGCGACTGATCGCGTTGCGCGGAGAAAAGTCCGAGCTACTGTCATCGCTCATGCAGAAGCTGGAGTGCGCTACCGAAGAAGATGTTCGTGCCAAGCTGTCGAGCAACAAGCAATTTGCTCAAGTATTATTGGACCTGAACATCGAGCCTCCCAAGAAAGTTTCTCCCACCACGGGCAAAGAGACGTGGGCGTTGGCCAAGAAGGATGAAGGTTTTCTTGCACTATGCGAACACGAAGACCCGTTCATCCAACAACTCTGCGCGGTGCGCCTTGGAACCAAGTCCACTCTGGAGGAGAAGCGCATCGAGCGGTTCATGGACATCGGACGGCGACACAAAGGAGCGATTCCGGTGCCCCTGAAGTACTATGGAGCACACACCGGGCGCTGGTCAGGCACGGACAAGGTGAACTTCCAGAACCTGCCGAGCCGTGACAAAAAGAAGAAGGCGCTCAAGCGCGCCATCGTGCCACCCGAGGGCTACGTGGTGATCAACTCAGACTCATCGCAGATTGAGGCGCGGGTGCTGGCATGGTGGGCGGGGCAGGAAGATGTGGTGAAACAGTTCGCCAACAAAGAGGATGTGTACTCCATCTTTGCATCATCCGTCTACGGGCGCACCATCACCAAGGCCGACGAGACCGAGCGTTTCGTGGGCAAGACATGCGTACTCGGACTAGGCTACGGCACTGGCGCGGCGAAGTTACAGGGCACGCTGGCCACATCTCAACCGGTGAGCGTGAAGCTCGACTTGGAGGAATCCAAGCGGATCGTAGGCGTGTACCGGGACAAGAACCACAAGGTAGTCGATCTGTGGGGCGAGTGCGACTCCATGCTCGACACGATGATGAACTCCAAGATCAAAGCCCCGCTGCCGCTGGGTCAACACGGGTGTGTTCATTACGACAACGAGGGAGTGATCCTGCCCAACGGGCTGCGCATCCGCTACCCCGGTCTGCGCCGGGAGGACAAGGACGGCAAGTCACAGATCGTGTATGACTCTCGCAAGGGACCCGTTAGCATCTGGGGTGGAACTGTCGTAGAGAACGTGGTTCAGGCGCTGGCCCGGATCATCGTCGGTACGCAGATGGTGGAGATCAACGAGAAGCTACGCGTGGCGCTGACTGTGCATGACGCGGCTGTGATCGTTGCCCCCACCGACGAGGCAGACGAGGCCAAGGCGTTTGTAACTGGCATCATGTCCAAGACACCCGCATGGGCGCAGGGCCTTCCCGTTGCGTGTGAAGCCAAAACAGGAGCGACGTATGGAGACGTTTGACATCAACAGCATCCGTTTCGACTACGAGGCCCATCAGCGGCAACGAGCCTACGAGACCACAAAATACGCGGCACAGTACGACACCGAAGAGAAAGCGACCCAGCTCATCCGAGAGTTGCTTAACTCACAGGGTTGGGCGTTCGATGAGCAGGTCCGCACCAAGAGTGGCAAGAAGGTGGACTTTGTTGTGCGTGCCTACGAGGCGACGTTCGCTATCGAGTGCAAGCGCCGCATGACCACCTACCACAACAACGGGCTGAACGCGACAACGCTGGCTGACTACCTAGAACAAGCCGTTGCGTACTCCGCTGACCTTGAGATGCCCGTCTTTCTCGGCCCGGTGCAGAAGCCCATGACCCCGATGAACGCCTGTCTCGGTGGGACAAACATTGACTCAGTGGCTGCGCTGAATATCTTTGGTGGGCGGTCCAATGTTGGGACTTTAATCGTACACAAACAGAACGATCTTCAACGCATGGCCGGAAACGAGCCGTATTGGTTCTTGTTTTTGCGCGGTGCAGCATTCTGGACGCAGGACAAAGGCTTCAATGAGAAGCGCCTGAATATGGTATGTTCTACCGGATCGAAGAAAGAACGAAAGTCTCTCAATGACAGTCAAGATTCAGTGGTCGTATTCGGGCCTCAAGGACTACAAGAACTGCCCCCGGCAGTATCAGCAGGTGAAGGTGCTGAAGAACTTCACCAA